TTAACTAAATTTGGTTGGGTTGCAAACCACCATGTATTAGAAGATGATTATAAAACGCAAACAATGAAACAATTAGACTTAAACTGGGATGGTAATATATAATGAGATTAGCAATTATAGGGCATGGTTTTGTAGGTAAAGCAGTTGATTATGGATTTAGTAATCAGCAAGTAGAAAAAAGAATTTTAGATCCAAAGTATGCTCATACTGATAATGATCAATACAAATTAAAAGATTGGAAACCTGATTTAATTTTCGTGTGTGTTCCTACACCTATGGGCGATGATGGTAATATCAATAGCAGTATTTTAAAATCTGTAATGGATAATCTTGATGAATGCTTAAAGGAAACACTAATTGTTATTAAATCAACTGTTACACCAAATGTAATAGCTGAATACAAATTTTGGAATAACGTTGTGTATAATCCAGAATTTTTAACAGAAAAGTCTGCATGTGAACAATTTGTAAATCCTGAGTTTCATATCTTTGGTGGAGACATATATAATACTAAAAGGTTAGAAGAATTCTACGAAAAATATAGTTTATGTACACCATGCCCATCTTATCATATGAACCATGAAGAAGCTTCTTTGGTTAAATACACAATCAATTCATTCCTAGCAACTAAGATTACATTCTTTAATCAGCTCTACGATCTATGTAGAACTAACGGCGATGTCAATTTCAATACTATTATTAAAGCAGTTGGTGCTGATAATAGAATTGCACCTTCGCATACTAAGGTTCCAGGATTTGATGGAAAGCAAGGATACGGTGGTGCATGTTTTCCTAAAGATACTTTGGCTTTTGCAAAGTTCAGCGATGAGCTTTCTCTTTTGGCCAAAGCAATTGAGATAAACAATACGTATAGATCTCAATATGAAAGAGACGAAAGAGAAAAAGAACAAAATATTCAATTTAACCATGTACAATTAAACCAAAATATGGTATAATAGACTATATTAAACAAGGAGAACTATGCCAAGTGTAGATTTAAGACCTCGTAAGAGGCACCCAAAAGATAAAAGGCCAGCATCAGAAATGCCATTTGATGTTGCTCTTAGAAAATTCAGAAAGGCAGTTGAAAGAGCTGGAACTCTTCAAGATGTAAGACGAAAAGAGTTTTACGAAAAACCAACAGCCAAAAAGAAAAGGAAAAAAGCAGAAGCTTTAGCCAGATGGCGCAAAAAAGAACGCTCAATGCAATTAAGACCTGAACGTGGTCGAGGAGGAAAATAATGGGCATAATGGATAAACTTAAAAAGAACTCTAGAATTAAAGGTACAGATACTCTAGAAAAATCAATATACTTTGGTGAAAAGGATATAGTTTCAACTAGTGTACCAATGATAAACGTCGCACTTTCAGGAGATGTCGATGGTGGTTTATCATCTGGTCTAACAGTTTTAGCAGGTCCAAGTAAACATTTTAAAACCTCGTTTGCGTTATTGATGGCTGGAGCATATATGAAAGAACATGAAGATGCAGTTATGCTATTTTATGATTCTGAATTTGGTTCACCACAATCTTACTTTGAATCCTTTGGAATTGATGTTTCAAGGGTATTACACACACCAATCACAGACGTAGAGCAACTAAAGTTTGATTTAGTTAACCAATTAGATACGATTGAAAGAGATGATAAAGTTATTGTCGTAATCGATTCTATTGGTAACCTAGCTTCTAAGAAAGAATTAGAAGATGCATTAAACGAAAAATCAGTTGCTGATATGTCAAGAGCTAAAGCACTAAAGGGATTATTCAGAATGGTCACTCCTTATCTGACTATGAAGAATATCCCTTTACTTGCTGTTAATCATACATACCAAGAAATTGGATTGTTTCCTAAAGCAGTTGTATCAGGTGGTACTGGAATCTACTATTCAGCTGATAACATTTGGATTATTGGTAGAAGGCAGAACAAAAAAGGATCCGAAGTTAAAGGATATGACTTTGTTGTTAATGTTGAAAAATCAAGGTTTGTAAAAGAAAAATCTAAGATTCCAATTAGTGTAACATGGGAAGGTGGTATTTCAGAATACAGTGGCTTACTCGATGTAGCTCTAGCTGGAAATTATGTTGCTAAACCAAGCAATGGTTGGTACTGTAGAGTTGATAGAGAAACAGGTGAGTTGTTAGATCCAAAGGTAAGAGAAAAAGATACTCTTGATCAAGAATTTTGGACTCCAATTTTTGAAGGAACTGATTTTAAGAAATTTATTAAAGGCCATTATCAAATAGGCCAGAAGCCATTAATTGCAATGGACGAAGATTTCACTGTACTTTCAGAGGAAGATGATGTATAATATATCAGATAGCGATTTTACATTAGTAGAAAATCCTGAATCAGATTTCTACGGAGTAAAGCTTTTAACCGGAAAGTACAAAGACGTTACAGTTGTTTATGGAAAGGTTTCAATAAAAGAAGATGAAGCACTTGATATTGGAACCTTAGAGTTTACTTGGACCTGTATTGATCCAGCTGAATTTAATGATAAAGAACTTAATAAAAACGAAGAGTTTAACAATCATTTAGGCGACGTACTTACATATATTATATCTGATTCATTGGAAAAAAAGAAGGGACAAATTGGACATATCAACGCAAATACCGACACACGTACTCAATCATCTACTTAATGATGAGTCATTCTGCCGTAGGGTAATACCATTTTTAAAGAAGGAATATTTTGAAGGCGAACATCGAGTAGTATTTGATCTTATAGTAGATTTTGTAAGTACACACAATAAACTACCTACAAGTAAAATATTGGAAATTGAATTAACTGGTGTGCAAGCACCAGATGATTTACTTAATAGATCATCACACTTAATCACAGAAATTAAAGAAAGATCTGACATTGAAACAGAATGGCTAATTAAAGAGTCAGAAAAGTGGTGTCAAGAAAAAGCAATCTATGGTGCAATCATGGATTCTATTCAAATCATCGATGGTAAAAAGCCAGAGTTACAAGCAGGTGCAATACCTGATATTTTATCTCAAGCATTAGGCGTATCATTCGATCAAGATATTGGCCACGATTATATTGATAATTCAGAAGAGCGTTATGATTTCTATAACAAAGTCGAAGAGCGTATACCATTTGATTTAGATTACTTTAATAAAATTACCAAAGGTGGTTTACCAAAGAAAAGTTTAAACATATGTCTTGCTGGTACTGGTGTAGGTAAATCACTCTTTATGTGTCACTGTTCAGCTGCAAATATTTCTGAAGGAAAGAACGTATTGTACATTACAATGGAAATGGCTGAAGAAAGAATTGCTGAAAGGGTCGATGCTAATTTAATGAATTTTCCAATAGAACAATTAGATACTTTACCACAGAATGTGTTTAATCAAAAGATTGAAAAGATTGCAAAGGGACATGTTGGTAAATTAATTGTAAAGGAATATCCCACAGGTGCAGCTCATGTTGGCCATTTTAGAGCATTATTAAACGAATTAAAGCTTAAAAAGAACTTTAGTCCCGATATAATCTATATTGATTATTTGAATATTTGTGCCTCTTCTCGTATGAAAGGCCTTGGTGGAAACATAAATACTTATTCATACATTAAAGCAATTGCTGAAGAGCTGAGAGGCTTAGCAGTAGAGTTTAATGTACCAATCGTGAGTGCGACTCAAACCACGAGATCTGGCTTCAGTAATACTGATGTTGGATTAGAAGATACTTCGGAATCGTTTGGTCTACCGGCAACGGCTGATTTAATGTTTGCGTTAATATCTACAGAGGAGCTTGAAGAGTTAGGACAAATACTCGTTAAGCAATTGAAAAATCGTTATAATGATCCAACAAAGTATAAACGCTTTGTTATTGGGGTCGATAGATCTCGTATGAAACTTTATGACGTAGAAGAGGAAGCACAAACTGATATTATGTCAGATATGGTTCCTGATAAACCAATAAACAAATTCGGAGAATCTGAAGGCAAGGATTTTTCAGAGTTTAAAATATAGAGGAAAATATATGTTAAATACAATTAAAACTTACGTAAGTGCAAGACTTGGGGAAAGAACTACTTGGGACGGAACTACACTATGTGTTGTTTGTGGATCAGTAATCCTATTCGGCGGAGTTGCTAAATTACTAGCATGGGCTGGATTTGCATGGGGTGTATATACTTTAGTTAAGAAAGAATCTTAAGGAAATAAAACATGAACGTGAGTCTTATATCATATTCGCAACCCTCAGAGGACCTCGCCCCGACAACGGGCGAGGATCTTCTTCAATTAGTTTCATACTGTGCTCGAGTGTCCAATCCTGGAAACCAAACAAGTCATGAAACATCAGAAAAACTCGTTAAGTATTTAATTAAAAATCAACATTGGTCTCCATTAGAAATGGTATCAGTTTGTATGGAAATTAATACTACACGAGATATCGCACGACAAATTTTAAGACACAGATCTTTTTCATTCCAAGAATTTTCTCAAAGGTATGCTGATCCCACTAAGGATTTAGAATTTACTACTAGAGAAGCTAGGATGCAAGATACTAAAAATAGACAGAATTCTATTGAATTAAACCAAGAAGATTCTATTAATTATGTTTGGGAATCGTACCAAGAAGTAATAATCGAAAGGTGCAGACAAGCATATGATTGGGCTATTGAAGCTGGTATTGCAAAAGAGCAGGCCAGAGCAGTATTACCAGAAGGATTAACTATGAGTAGGATGTACGTTAATGGTACTCTTAGATCATGGATTCACTATATTCAATTGAGGTCAGCACACGGCACTCAAAAAGAACATATAGAGATTGCTAAAATTTGTGGTGAAGTTATATCAAAAGTGTTCCCTTATAACGAAATAGTATAAAGATATACTCTTCGGAGTGATACTTAGGCTAATTATTTTGCAAATAAATGCAGAAAACCCTGTACAATTGTGTCTGGTCCTGGTATAATATACTTATATTAAATGATAAGGAATCAAATTATGAAGAACAAATTTCACGAACAGAACGTTAGCGAACTAGCTAGTTACCTAACTAAAATTAAAGCTGACTATCACAGATATCAAGATAGATGTCTTGATGGCGATGATAGAATCAAAGATCAAATGTTCGATGAATTTTGTGAAGGCTTATCTTACACAGTAGGAAGAAACTATATTAAAATTAGTGCTGGGCATTCAACCCATTCATTCATTGTGGCTAAACCTACTAAAGGATTTAAAGAAGGTGATATATTAATGGCTAAATCATGGAAAGCACCGGCCACAAACTTCGCAAGAGGAAATATCTTCGAAGATTATACAATCAGATGGACAGGAGCGGTATAATGAATTTAGAACAATCAATCAAACTATTAGCTGAACAAGCAATCGTAGACGGAAAGCAAGTACTTACAGAAGATCAGATAAGATCTATGGTAGGTGCACCAACGCTGGAAGAATCAATAAAATGTGTATGCGGAAAGGATTTATCGGAAAACGGTGATGACTGCTATGATCACATGACGCACGGAGTATAATATGAATAACAGTAACTCACACGTAATGACAGCATACACAGCCTCAGCTGGAGATATGCTAGAACTTCAAACAGTTAGAAATACAATTAAAGCTATTAACAAAATGGCTAAAGAAACCGACAGGATAAATGAATATCGATTTAATAGTGGATGGTCATCAACGCCACCTAGGAAATCACCTAGGTATAGAGTTAAGTGTCAAGGAAGAGGACCAAGAACAAAACACGCAATAGCTGATGGTAGACATCCTAGAGCGTATGATCAGTCTCTTCCACTAAGACACGCAGAAAGGATGGATGTTTATGTCTACAAAGTATAAGGCTTTAAAAGAAATAACTAATTGGGATGACGTAGGATATAAAGTTCCTAATCATACATATATCTTAAACGAACATGGCCAATGTGTTGGCTTTAAAGCTACTGGAACTAAAAAATATACTCAATTTAAATCACCTATGAAACAATTTTCAAAGTCTCGTAGAAAGTTTATTGAGCTCAAACCAGTAGAAAAGTACATGAGGACTGGATAATGGATAGTTGGAAAGTAGTAGCAGTTGA